ATTAACATTCGCAAATGATATAAATAGAACATATATAAATAGTAGGAACCCTGAATATAGACAAGCAGCAGAATTTTCCAATTTTGGAGGAAAAAAAATAAAAAAACATACTAAAAATTATAAAAAAAATAAACGTACCAAAAAACGTAAATAAATTAATCAAACAACATAACGTAAGTATCATGTAAAAGTATATTTAGTTTATTTCGTATTTCAGGATATTCTACATGTATAAAATTCCCTGATTTATGTACATTAATCAATTTTTTAATAATATATTTTTTTCCCAAAACTAATATAATTTTACAACCAATAAAATCGCGAGCATTGGAGGGTGTTAATTTGATGGTATTCATTTTTTTAGTATTGTAATTTATTTAAATCCATATCAATTTTATTTTAAGTTATATTAAATTAAATAGTTTGGTTTAATACATACAATGAAGTATAGTTTGGTATTATTTTCTTCTATTATTTCACCTACTCCTATACCAAAATTATGTATTCATTGTAAACATTATACAAAAAATATATTAAAAAATTCAGAATTTGGGAAATGTTTATTATTTTTGAGAGAAAAAGAAAATGATAAATATCTTGTACCTGGAAAAAAAATTAATAAATCAGACTATTATTATTGTTCAGTAGCAAGAAAATATAATCATTTGTGTGGGGAAAAAGGGAAAATGTATGAACAAAAATAACTATAATTAAATTGAATTAAATATTTATAATGAGAATAATTATAATGAAGTATATTTTAATTATTCTTTACCCTATTCTTTCATTGTGTACTCAATCCATTAAAAATACACCAAACTTATGTATTCATTGTAAACATTATACAAAAGATTTTTTTAGTAATAGTGAATATGGTAAATGTTTATTATTTTTGAGAAAAAAAGATAATGATAATTTTTTGGTAAATGGAAAAAAATATGATGATAAACCTAATTATTATTATTGTTCTACAGCAAGAACAAATGACGATTTATGTGGAAAAGAAGGAAAGTTTTATCAAGACAAAACTGATTAATTTACCTTCCAATGATGTTCACAATCTACACATGTTATAAATGATGTCATGGGTTCATCTGCTGAACGAATTTGTAATTGATAATAATTACAACTCCTACTATCACATTTTTTACATTTAAATTGATCTGTATTCGCAATTAATTTATTATTTAACAATGATTCATCTATTTGTTGTTTCTTTTCAATTAAAATTTTCCATCGTTCTGGGTTGAATTCAATATGAGATAAATACGCAATTTTACTTGGATCTTTTTTAAGCAATATTTTTCCATATTCCGTTTGTAAATTTATATATATCATTTTAAATTTTGAAATATATAATTCTACAAAATATGGATTATTCCATTTTTTAACAATTTTACGACTTGTACATTCTTGTAATGTATAATTATAAATACCATTTTCAACTACATCTGTATGATAATCATCTTCAATGATTATGTTTAATGTTTTTTTAATAGTCTCGCGGAAATGGTCTGGATTTTCTACAATACGCAACATTATATAGATATTAACATAAATTAATTTAAATCAATTTTCTTATATACATGGCATTTATTATATTTTGATTAAAAAAAATAAATGTTCTTTACATATTTTCTTCATCTGAATTTACAACAAATCCATCTAATTCATATCCATGTCGAGTTTTTGGTACTCCAGTATCTTCATCCTTTGATACATCCGACTCAGAATTAATATCTTCGAACCCGCCCATAAGTTCTTCATACATTGTTTCCCATTCTTGAACTGACAATGATCCGTGTGGATTAACAAGCAAACATTCCCCGTAAAAAGTTTTAATATCTACTGGGGGTGGGAAATCATATTTGACAATAGGACGGTGTGTTTTTTTTGTTCGTCCATATAAATGGACTGTTTTCCCTTTCAGGTTCCAAATACATTTTAGTTTACCATAAGTAGCAAATGATATATCCGTGCCTTCCACAACTGAAAACTTTCCCTTTTTATCTACAAGAACAAACATAGTAATAATATATACTATGTATTTATTATTCAATTTTTTTCATTATAAATATTTTTTTATAATGAATGATTTCATTACAATTTTTTCATATTAAAACATATAATATAATAAAATTTATATAATATATGATAACTATTATTTTAACAACAACTGTTAATGTATATAAAAATATAGATTGTATATTTCAAACTAATCCAATAGATAGAATATACACTTATTTATCTTCTATATTACAATGGTTATATAAAACAAATTTTAATATTGTTGTAATTGAAAATAGTGGATATACTTTTAATGAACTAGCAAAGGAAAAAATAATATTTAAAAATAGATTTGAATGTATAACATTCAATGAATCAACATTATATGCGGCAAAAAATGTAAGAAATTTATCATCTAAAGGGAAACATGAATTGTTTGCAATAAATTATGCTCTTTATTCTTCAAAATTATTACAATCATCTAGTTTTATTATCAAAATAACTGGTCGTTTTTATATTCCGGATTTTGAAAAATATATAAATAATTATAATTTAAATGAATACGATTGTTTAGTTCAAAATGATAGAGATAGATGTGAAATAATTGGATCTCATATTAAAAATTTTTCTGTTATTTTTAATATAAAAAACAAATGGCAAAATGAAACTTTAGAATTTATATCAAAAATACGAACATCTCAATATAAAAAAATATTAGTATGTGACACATTTAAAATAAATGAAACTCAACGTGGTGGATTAAATGAAACGTATACAACTATTTAAATATTTGTAAAATATTGGGATTCAATGGTAAATGTTTCACCTTTGTATTGAAGTTTAATTGGTGATGAAAGTTTATTGTAAAAATTCATACATAATGATGATTTCATAGGTACAAATGAAATATATGCTATGTTTTGTTCTTCAAAACTACATTTTTTTATACAATCTATTTTAAATATATCATGAATCGCATGTGCCGCAAGTGAAATATTTGAAGAACGGACAATTACTGGAGGAAGTTGAATAAGTTGGTCTGCCATTTTTATATATTATGAATAAAATATTTTGTTTCAATTTTAATTAAATACTATAAACATACAATATCATGGGAAATCAAATTACAAAAAAAGTAAGTTTCCAAGATGTTCAATATGCTCAATCGAATGAACATATTTTAATTATTAATACATTACCCGAAAATGAACAACAATTAGTTATCTATAAAACTGTTTTAATTCAGAATGAAATTGCTGAGGTTGAACGCGCAATACAAAGTAAAAATACAATTATTATTTACGGTAAAAATAGTAGTGATGAAACTATTTATATAAAATATAATCAAATCAGTAAATTAGGAGGGAAAGTATATATCTACCTTGGTGGATTATTTGAATGGTTATTATTACAAGATATTTATGGTACAGAATTATTTAAAACTACAACTAAAACAATTGATCTTTTAAAATTCAAACCGAATAATATATTAAATACAAATTATATTACCTATTAATTATGGTAGGTGGTATATTAAATTTAGTTGCAGTTGGGAACCAAAATATCATTTTACATGGGAATCCACAAAAAACATATTGGTCTAGTACTTATAAACGTATTACTAATTTTGGAATTCAAAATTTTAGATTAGATTATGAAGGATTACGACAAATAGGAGTAACTACAGAAACAACGTATCAATTTAAAGTAAAACGGTATGCCGAATTATTAATGGATACTTATTTTGTTATTAATATACCTGATATATATAGTCCAATATATCCAGATATAGCAAATGAAACATGGGTTCCTTATGAATTTAAATGGATTAAAAATTTAGGAGCAATGATGATTAAAACTATACGTTTTACAATTGGGGGAAATTTAATACAACAGTTGTCTGGTACTGATATTGTTGCCTTAGCAAATCGTGATTTATCTGCTACCCAAAAAAAGAAATGGGATGAAATGATAGGAAATACAGTAGACATGTATGAACCTGCTATTGCTTTTGGACGTCCTAATTTATACCCGAATGCGAATTATGTAGGAACTCCAAATGAACCATCTATTCGAGGGAAACAATTGCGTATTCCACTTCCTATATGGTGGGGATTAACAACACAACAAGCATTTCCATTAGTCGCATTACAATATAATGTATTACAAATTGATGTGACACTCCGCCCTTTACGTGAATTATATCAAATTAAAGATGTTATGGATCCTACAAATAATTATCCAGTAGTTGCTCCTAATATGACTATATCTCAACACCAATTTTATAGATTTTTACAAAGTCCTCCTGCTATCAATATTAATGTAGTACCTTACCAATCTACTACTACATCATGGAATGAAAATACACATTTATCCTGTCAATATTGTTTTTTATCTGAAGATGAATCTAAACTATTCGCAATAAATCCACAAAAATATTTAGTCAAAGAATATCATCAATCTGTATTTAAAAATGTTTCTGTTTCTGATAAAGTATGGTTACAGAATTCATCTGGACTAGTATTAAACTGGATGTTTTTATTTCAACGTTCGGATGTTTCTGAACGTAACGAATGGAGTAATTTTACAAACTGGAAATATGATTATTTACCATCCAATGTTACATTATTATCCGGAGAAGATCCTTATAATATATTTGATGTTGGGTATGGTAAAAATTTAAATACGGCTGCAACATTAACCTATTATTATGGTACAAATGAATATCATGTTGAAAACCAAAAAAATATACTTTTAAATTTAGGTATTACATTTGATGGGACAGTACGGGAAGAAAATAGAACGGGGAACATTTATTTACAAGATCAACAATATCTTATGAGTCAAGGATATGGTTCATCTAATTTACATGGATTATATTGTTATAATTTTTGCTTACATACATCACCTTTTCAATTACAACCATCTGGTGCTATTAATTTAAGTAAATATTCAAAAGTAGAATTTGAATTTACAACGATTACACCTCCGTTGGATAAAGATTCTACTTTTTTAGTTATTTGTGATATAGACCAAAATCAACAAATTGGCGTGAATAAATCAATGTACAAATTATACCAATATACATTTGATTTATATGTGGTAGAAGAACGATATAACGTCATTACCTTTTTGGCAGGTAATGCATCTATGATGAATGCTCGTTAAGTCTTTTTAGATTTTTTGCGATAATTACGCACTCCTCCTATACCACCCGGTGCTAAACTATGTGGTTTATAGTACACCATAGCATTATTGGTAAATAAACTGGACATTGACATTTTAGGTTTATTAATTACAGGGCGTGGATTGATGTATAAATTAATATCTTCAGTTGCAATTGTAGTATCATTTGATAATTTTACAATAAATACTAATTGTATTTTACCGGTGTCATATATTTTAATTGGATTCAAATGTAAATCACGTGTAGTACTATCAATATTTATTACTTCTAATGTAGTATCGCCATATTTTATTATTATTCTACCCCCATATAAAAATGGATTCCAAATACCATGATTATATTTAAGTAAAAAAGGTTCACCTCTATAAATAGTAGATGGTATTAATAATATATCATCTTGTATATCCCACCCTTTATTGATTAATTTTTGTCTTCCTGGTATACCTTTTGCTGTATATATTAATAAATTATCACTAAAATTAGTTTCCATTAAATTTGGTAAATTTCCCCATGTATGAAGTAATTTGTTATAATTATCAATAGATAAATTTGTATTTTTAAATGTAGTTTCTATAATTGAAACTTTAGATATATTCCATCCACTTACATCTTGATTAAATAATGTAGCATTTTCAAACGCGCTTCGCATAGAAAATGGAGTACCTGTAGATATATTCCAATTTACTGGACTATTAAAAGATGTCGCATTATGAAACATATAACTCATATCTAGTATAGATGCT